AATGAAGCAATAAAAAGAATAGAGCAACACAAAGCACAAATAAGAATGTTCTAAAAAAAAGTAATTCTGTTTATATATTAATAAGGATTGATTAAACAATTTATTTCAATATGGATAATAGAAAAAACAATGGTGGTGCTAGAGAGGGTGCAGGGCGTAAACCAAAGGCACAAGAACAAAAACTAATAGAACGCTTAGATGCTATTATAGACAAAGACGAAGCACTAGGTAAACTAGGGGAACTAGTAGCTAAAGGCGATATGAGAGCCGTACAACTGTATTTAAGCTATCGTTATGGAAAACCTAAGGAAAGTGTTGACATTAACTCTAGTGAAGGATTAAACATTAATTTTAGAGATTTAATTAAATTCGTTGATTGAAGTAAAGAAAAAATATATGCCTATTGTTGAAACAGACAGTAGGTATTTTATTGTAAGTGGTGGGCGTGGTTCTGGGAAGTCTTTCTCAATAAACGCCCTTTTAGTGATGCTAACATACGAACAAGGTCACACGATACTGTTTACTCGTTACACATTAACCTCAGCTTATATATCAATCATTCCAGAATTTATTGACAAGCTAGAACAGTTCGGCTCAATAGCAGACTTCCATATAACCAAAGACGAAATATTAAACAAAAAGACAGGAAGCAAAATAATCTTTAGGGGAATTAAAACTTCAAGCGGTGACCAGACTGCTAACCTTAAATCATTACAAGGGATTACAACTTGGGTAGTTGATGAAGCAGAAGAACTAGTGGACGAACAAAAGTTTGATACTATTGATTTATCAGTAAGACAGCAAGGTAAACCAAACAGAATAATATTAATACTAAATCCAACTACAAAAGAACATTTTATATATAGACGTTTTTTTGAAGATAGAGGGGTGCAAGAGGGCAGTAATATAACTAAAGAAAATACTACATATATACATACCACCTACCAAGATAACATTGATAACTTATCTAAAAGCTATATTGAACAAATAGAGCAAATGAAGATAAGACGACCAGAGAAGTACAAACAACAAATGCTAGGTTCTTGGTTAAACAAAGCGGAAGGTGTTATATTTAATAATTGGAGTGTAGGGGAATTTAAGCACATAGGCACAAGCGTATGGGGACAGGATTATGGATTTGCAGCAGACCCAAGTACATTGGTTGAGGTCAATATCGATAGTTCTAACAAACGTATTTATTTAAAGGAATGTTTCTACTTGCAAAGACTAACAACGTCACAAATAGCACAGCTTAATTTAAAACACGCTAGAGAGGGTTTAATCGTTGGGGATAGTGCAGAGCCTAGACTGTTAAGCGAAATAAAAGCAAAGGGTTGTAATGTACGCCCAAGCATAAAAGGTCAAGGAAGTATTACCTATGGCATTAGCTTATTACAGGACTATGATATTATAGTAAGCCCAGATAGTACGAACTTAATTAAGGAACTAAATAATTACAGGTGGCTCGAACGCAAATCAAATACTCCAATAGATAACTGGAATCATTTAATCGATGCGGTTCGTTATGCAGTAGGCTTTCAATTACAGAATCCAAACAGAGGAAAATATACAATATCTTAGTCACTAAAATAAATTAAAAAAGTTTATATATTAATATGGAAGTAAAGTTAAGCATACCAACAACGTTAAATGAAATAACTCTAGGACAATATCAAGAGTTTTCAAAATTAGATATTACAAAGGAATCAGAAGTACAATCTAAGATGATTGAGATATTCTGTAAAGTACCTATCGAGGTTGTACGCTCAATGAAAGCAAAAGATATAACCGATATATGCACTGTCATAAATACTATGTTTGATGTAGAGCATCAGATGTTGAATAGGTTTCAAATGAACGGTAATGATTACGGTTTTATACCAGACTTAGAAAATATAAGTTTTGGTGAGTATGTGGACTTGGATACGTTTATGGGTGATAACGATAACCTGCATAGGGCTATGAATGTTTTATACAGACCTATTGATTTAAAACAAGGGCAAAGATATACGCTAAAAGAATACGACCCAGATACAAATGAAGAAGCTAAGAACTATCCTTTAGATGCGTGTTTTGGTGCTATGGTTTTTTTTTACGATTTAGGGAAGGACTTATCGACAGTTATTCTGAACTCTTCGAGCAAACAGAACGAGGAGAATTTAGCGCAATATCTGGCTTCACTACAAAATGGGGATGGTACAATTCAATCTATGCAATCGCTAACGGAGATATTACAAGATTTGAAGATATCACTAAACTAAATGTTCACGAGTGTTTAACTTACTTAACATATACAAAAGAGAAAAACGAAATTGAAGCAAGGAATATAAAAAACAAATTCAAATGAGCCAAACAGGAATAAGGGGTTATTACTTATTGACCCAAACTATTAAAAATGCATTACTAAGTGATATAACCGTTCATACAGTTACAGAGGGTGATTTGTTTGATGTTGATTTGTCTAAGCAAACGATATTCCCTTTATCGCATTTAATAGTTAATACTGTCACAGCACAAGAAAGTGTTTTAAAGTTTAACATTTCTATATTAGCAATGGATATAGTGGATGAAAGCAAAGAACCAACTTCAGATATATTTATAGGAAACAACAATGAGCAAGATGTTTTGAATACACAACTAGCAGTGTTGAATAAGTTAGTACAGGTTTTAAGGCGTGGAGATTTATATAATGATAAATACCAATTAGAAGGTGATGCAAGTTTAGAACCGTTTGTAGATAGATTTGAAAACAAGGTAGCAGGATGGACTGCAACGTTTGATATATTTGTTAATAACGACATTGAAATATGTTAGCAGATAAATCTTTACAAGAAGAATTAAACAAGTTCGCTAAGTACGTTATACAGCAAAGCAGAAGCAACTTAACTAAGGGTGACTCTGATTATGGCACATACAACGACACTAAGACACTTTACAATAGTTTAAAGGGTAGCGTAATACCAACTAAAAACGGTGCTAACCTTAATATTGAAATGGCTGATTATGGTAAGTTTAAAGACAAAGGAGTAAGAGGGAAGTCATCAAGTGCAAAAGCTCCAAACAGTCCATTTAAATTTGGTAGTGGTACAGGACGTAAAGGCGGTTTAACTGAGGCGATGGAGGGTTATGTTAAAAGGCGTAAAATACAGTTCAGAGATAGAAAGACAGGTAAGTTTTTAAGTTACGAAAGCACAGCGTTTTTAATTGCTAGAAGTATATATCAAAAAGGAACTAAAGCTAGTTTGTTTTTTACTAAACCATTTGTCGCTGCATTTAAAAGGCTTCCAGATGAATTAATAAAAGCGTATTCTTTAGGCTTAGAAAAAGATTTAATAAAATTAACAAAACGATAAAATGGCAAAAATTAACACAAGAAGCCCTTATTATATATATTTAAATGAAAGCGATTTAACAAGTGCTAATTTAAAACTATGGATATATAGCGGAAACCAAGGAACAGCACCTACAACACCAACTTATTCTTTAAATTCTACTGCTGTAAATTCAACAATTAATTTTGAGATATCAGAACTTGTTAGAGATTATATGGATTATAATCCTTCTATCGTTTCAACTCCTGTTATTTGGGTTGATTATCAAATTACAAAAATAGTGGCAGGGGCTGAGGTTGTTATGACAACAGTTCAAAACACTGGGTATTATGGTTACGGATATTTTCAAGAGGGAATTAATCCACAAAATGATTCAAGCTTATTACAGTCTAATTTAAAAATAGTCAAGTTAGATGATGCAGCCGTTTATTTGCCTGTTGATAGTACTAAAACTTCAAGTGTTGCTTTTTATCATAACGGACAAGAAATATATAAGCAAAACATTACTGGTTCATTATCAAATTTGTTTCAAATACAATACATAACAAATTCAGTTAGTCCATCTGATGAGTTTGAGGATAGGGTTTTAAATGATGGCGGTACTTTCGAGAATAACCTTTGTTTAGATTCATTCTTAGACAGTACAACGTTATTTCCTGTTGACACTATATATATTAATTCAATAGATGGAAGTGTTGACCTTATAAAGGTTGAAAACATTGAGGAATGCAAATATCAGCCTTACAAATTAATTTTTATAAATAAGTTCGGTGCATTGCAAGATGTGTGGTTTTTTAAACGTAGTAATAAACAACTATCTACTAAAAAAGAGGGTTTCAAAAGAAATACACTTACAGCACTTGGCTATGCAATAGACCAACACCAACAAAAGAACCTATATAAAATGGGTACTGAAAAAATGGACTTAAACACTGGTTACTACCCAGAAGATTATAACGATGTATTTAAGGAAATGCAATTAAGCGAGGACTGTTGGATTGAAATAGATGGCGAAGTTTTACCAGTAAATATAAGCGATTCAAGTTTTAGCTACAAGACGAGTTTGAATGATAAGCTAATAAACTATAATATAAAGAT